GCAATTGCATCCGCAGTCACAGTATCAATACTTCCATCTTCGTTGGTAATGTCCGCAGTCTGATTAATAACACTTTTTCCTGTTGACGGGTCAACAGCAAGTGTAAAGAATTGTCGAGTTTCGTATCCGCTTAGTGGCGCATTAGCTTCAGCTTCGTCTAGTATTCCTTGATTAACTTGTAAATCTTTAGCACGGGTACTAAGCAAATCTTGTAATGTAGTTGAACTACCTTCGCTAATTGGCTGTGCAAAAATATCTTTATATTGTTGACTATCAACAATTTTTTTAACTTTAAGTCTATACAAATGCGGGTACCACGTAGCACTAAAACCTTCGCTAGCACGGCCTACATCTTCAATTACATAATAACGAGGTAAACTTACATCATAATCGTTAAATGCAAACTCGTCACGCAAGTGTGGTAACTCAATTACATCTCCGCTCATGGGTTTACGACCAATATATTTGATAAAATCGTTAATGTGTACAGTCATGTACAGCGTATCGTTATCAATGAACAAGCCAAATTGGCTTAAATTAAAATCTACGTTTTGTACATTATAAATTCCACGAAGTTTATACACACTGGAATCGTATTTTCTATCGCGATTTTCCAACAGCAATAAATCTTGGATTTGGGTAAAATCTTTAGCGGTTATATTACCGTTAGAATCGGTAGTTTGCGTACCTATATATTTGTGCAAGTATACGTCTGTACCGCCAACCTGAAACATTTCAGAAATCTGGCGATCCATAAATTTATAATCTTGCCCACGTTCGGGTTTATACAGTGATAGTCTTGGCATATGATATTTATCGTAAGATAAATATGAGTGGAGAATCCAATTATGTCAGATACATCTGTTAGTACCAGCTTATTAGAGCGAAATAAAGTGTTCGATTACGTGCGAGATATGCTGGGTGACGGCATGATCGAAGTAGAACTTGATCCTAAACATTACGAAACAGCACTGAATCGTGCTATAACTAAGTTACGCCAACGCAGTAGCAATGCTGTAGAAGAAAGTTATTTGTTTATCGAACTAACAGTAGATCAAAACGAGTACAGATTACCTGATGAAGTTATCCTAGTACAAAGCGCATTTCGCAGAAGTATTGGAAGTAGAACAGGTATGGGTGCAGGTGGCACATTGTTTGAACCGTTTAACTTGGCTTATACAAATACCTACTTAATGAATGGTAGCCAGTTGGGTGGGCTTGCCACTTATGAATTATATGCAGGTTATCAAAAACTAATAGGTCGTATGTTTGGCAGTTTTATAGAGTTTAATTGGAATCCAACTAAACACATGCTGACACTTTTACAACGTCCGTTTGCCACAGGCGAACAGGTTATGTTAAAAACACAAAATTATCGACCGGATTTTGTACTGCTACAAGATATCTACGCCAAACAATGGTTGTATGATTATACATTGGCTGTTTGTAAACTAATGTTAGGCGAAGCTCGCAGTAAATTTGGACAGATTGCCGGCCCAAGTAGCGGCATTCAACTAAATGGCGCCGCACTTAAGACAGAAGGCACCACAGAAATCACTCAATTAGAAAAAGATATTGGAGATATGATCCCTGGCGGCACCCCAATGACCTTTGTTATTGGCTAAAAAACTCTTGACTCTGTAATAAAACTGTTATATACTAGTAGTTCATTAGGAGACTTCTATGATTATTGGCGTATGCGGTTTTATCGGATCTGGCAAGGACACAGTTGCTGATTATCTTACAAATTTCCATGAATTTAGACGTGAAAGTTTTGCCAATAGTTTAAAAGATGCTGTTGCCCATGTGTTTGGCTGGGACAGAACCATGCTGGAAGGCCGCACCAAACAAGCACGTGAATGGCGAGAGCAAGTGGACCCATGGTGGAGCACACGATTAGGCATGCCCGACCTCACTCCTAGATTAATGCTTCAGCTATGGGGTACTGAAGTATGTCGTCGAGCATTTCACGATGACATTTGGATTGCTAGCCTAGAAAATAAACTTCGTAATAGTACCGATGACATTGTTATCAGCGACTGCCGCTTTCCTAACGAGATTAAGTCCATTAAAGATGCCGGTGGAATCATTGTATGGGTCAAACGTGGTGAATTACCTGAGTGGTACGACTGGGCAGTTAGCGCAAACGCAGGAGATGTAGCTAACTTTACATGGGCAACTAGCAAATCAAAGCTAGAAAAAGTAGGCATTCATGCTAGCGAAACTGCTTGGGTTGGTACTAAATTTGATGCTGAATTAGATAACAACGGCACCATTGACGACCTGTTTGAACAAGTTAGAGGTCTGGTACAAGATCCCCTTGCCTCCATTGAATCCCTTCCTTATGTAACACTCTCTGACAATTAGCACATACTGTTTTAAGATTAGTATGTCGGCAATTGTTTAAATCACCATCTACGTGAAACACCGTGAACACTTCTTTATGCAGTGATTTAAATCCACACTTGTCGCAAGTAGTTTTTAATTTATAGCCAGCATGTTGCCAACGTGCTATTCTTACTCCTCGTAGACAAGCACCGCACACTTTTCTATAGTGTGCTACACCTTCTTTATAATAATTAACAGCTACAGGGCCACGGCCGCATGTACATAATGGTCTCATATTTTATTTAAGCCTTTTCTGTGCCTTTTTCTGGCTGTATACTAGCTCAAATTTGTAATTAATCTATAAATACAATTGAACTTGTATTCACCGGAGAGTTAAACAATGGCACAATTAAACAGCCCAGGCGTAGCGGTTACTGTAATAGACGAAAGTTTCTATACTCCTGCCGCACCAGGTACAACACCTTTAATTATCGTAGCAACTGAGCAAGATAAAGCAAACTCAGCAGGTACTGGTACAGCACCAGGAACACTAAAAGCAAATGCAGGCAAAGTCTATTTGATGACTAGCCAGATGGATTTAGGCAGTACTTTTGGTACACCTATGTTTGAAACAGATGCTAGCAACAACCCAGTTCATGCTGGTGAAAAGAATGAATATGGGCTTCAAGCGGCTTATAGCTATCTTGGAGTTAGCAGTCGCGCATACGTGGTACGTGCAGACGTAGATTTAGGAGCATTGGCTCCAAAAACCACAGCCCCAGCAGGCGCTCCAGTGAACGGTGCATGGTGGTTTGACACAGCAGATTCTGTATATGGTATTTTTGAATGGAACGGCACCAAGCAAACTCCGTCATCCGGCGATGTAGCCCAATCATTTACAAACAAAACCCCAATAATTATCAGCGCCACTAATCAACAAGTTGGCGGCACAAGCGGTGGCAATCCACTAGCAAGTATCGGAGCCATTGGCAGTTATGCTCTTGTAACAACAGCATCTCCATATAAATTATTCTTTAAAAATTATCAAGGTACATGGGTACAAGTTGGTAGTAATTTATGGACAAAATCTTGGCCAACTATATCAGGCTCTGCTCCAACTGCTATTGATACAGCCGCAACAATTTTGATTAAAACAAGCCCAACAGGAGCTCAATCAGCTACTGTTACTGCTAGTGTGGCTAACATTACTAACGTAACTGTTACAGCCGCAAGTACTACTACACTTACAAATAGTGGAACAAACGGTTTAGCTGTGGGCGATATTGTTTATTTTAGTGCCGCATCAGGTGGCATCCAAACAGCAATTACAACTGCAAACAGTACAAAAAATTATACATATTTTTATGTAATTGCCGGTGTTACTTCAGGAACTTTTTCAATTAGTGCAACCAAAGGCGGAACAGCAATTTCGTTTGGTACAACTGGTACAGCTACAGTACAAGTTACAAGCACAGCAACCAACGTGTTTACATCTACTGCGGCTAGCGGTTTAGTTCCAGGAGATGCAATCACTTTTCCATCACTAAACCCTGTTACTGGTTTGAGTCAAACTGCTATTGGTGGCATTACACTAGGTACTCCTTACTATGTGGTTCAGACTAATGGTAATAATTTTAGTATCAGTGCTTCAGTTGTAACTGCTGGTGGAGTTAACTATGCCCAAGAACCTAAACAATTAACAGTTGGTTCAGGATCTATGGTTGGTCTAGAGACTGAATCACAGTTGCCGCTTACTGGAACACAAATTGCTTCAGTTAGTGCAATAGTGACCACTATTAATAACAACGGTAGTCCGGTAGTTCAAGGCTTAACAGCCGCAGTGGGCCCAAGCGGAGAATTGCAATTATTTACAGACGGTACCATTAATAAAATTAATATTAGTAGTACAGGCGGCGCCACACCTCCAATAACTCCAGTGAGTACACCAGCAACAGTTAGTTCACTAGGCATTATCGAAGGCGACTATTATGCACCTGCATTGGCGATGAGTCCGCATACTAGCGTTCCATTGTTCAAAGCTACAAATAGTGATACAAACAGTGGCGGTCGTCCAACTGGATCTGTATGGGTTAAAACTACGGACGCTAATTTAGGCGCAAGTTATACTGTGTATAATTATAGCACAACTACAAATTCGTTTGCTTTAATAAATTCACCGTTGTACGCAAATAATCAAACAGCATTGTATAATTTAGATATTGCTGGCGGTGGAACAAATCTTCCAGTAGGCACAGCATACGTTAAATTTAATGATGCTGAACAAACATTCTGGGAAGCATCACAATCAAGTTCAGGTACAGCCGCTCAACGTGGAGTACCAGCACTGGCAACATTTAACTTGTATACTCGTGTTAATGTAGGCCCTACAACAATTACAAGTAGCATTGTTGGAACAAGTACATTTACAAATGCAACTGCTTATACATTTAGTATGGTTGAAAGTTTAATAAGTAGTGCAAGTTTAAGCAGTGCTAAAACAATTAGTTTTACAGGGACTGGAACAACTGCTGATGCCACTACTATTGCTGGACTAATTAACTCAGCTGGTTTTGTAAATATCACTGCTAGTGTTAATTCAAGTAACCAAATTTTAATTAATCATAAACTAGGCGGCGATATTCGTTTTGCTAACGGTACTGCAACACCATTGGGTAATTTGTTTACCGCTGGTACAACAGTGAACTTGTATGCGTCACCTGCAGGCGACACAACGTATGCATTTGGTATAGCAAGTAACTGGAAAGCAGTTTCATTACTAGCGGCTGGTTTAACAACTGGCGCAACTCCTCCATCGACAACAACAGCTGATGGTGCTATTTGGTATAATGCAAGTGTTTCCGAAGTTGATATTCTTATTAACACTGGATCTGCATGGACTGGATACAAAAATGTGGTATCAACTGCTGATGCTAAAGGTCCAATTATTAGTTCTACTAAGCCAACTATTCAAACAGACGGCTCAACAGCACTGGTAACTGGAGACTTATGGATTGATACTAGCGATTTAGAAAATTACCCAACAATGTGGCGTTATAATGCTAGTACTAAAAAGTGGGTACAGATTGATACCAGTGACCAAACAAGCGAACTTGGTATTGTATTTGCTGATGCTCGTCAAGGCACAAGTGGTGGATCAGCTACTATTGCTCCGCAAGGATCTATCGTAGAACTACTAACTAGTTCTTATGTTGACTTTGATGCTCCGGATCCGTTACTATACCCAACAGGTATGTTGTTATGGAATACTCGTCGCAGTACATTTAACGTAAAACAATTTAAACAAAATTATATTGATATCACAGTTAAAAATTATCGTCAATCAGCGCCAGCAGGCACTGATCAAGCAAATTATTATCCACATCGCTGGGTAAGCATTGCGGCAAATCAGCCAAACGGCGCAGGTACATTTGGACGTAAGGCTCAACGTGCTGTAGTTACACAAGCATTACAAGCATTAATTAACAGCAATCAAGCTATTCGCGATGAAGATTCATTATTGTATAACTTGTTAGCTTGCCCAGGATATCCTGAAACAGTTAACGAATTAATTGCATTGAATTATGACAGATCATTGGCCAGTTTCATCGTTGCAGACACACCAGCTCGCTTGTCAAGCGATGCTACAAGTTTAAGTAACTGGGGAAATAACAGTAAAGGTGCAGTTGATAACAATGAAGACGGCCTAGTAAGTACAGATCCGTATTGCGCTTTCTACTATCCATGGGGTTATTCAAGTGACAACTTAGGCAACAACATTGTTGTTCCTCCAAGTCACATGATGTTACGTACTATTGCTCTAAGCGACAACGTTTCGTATCCATGGTTTGCCCCGGCTGGAACACGCCGTGGCGGTATTACCAACGCAAGTGCAGTAGGTTATGTAGATGCACAAACTGGAGAATTCCAATCAGTAGCATTGAACACTGGGCAACGCGATACATTGGCTAGCATACATGTTAACCCAATTACGTTTATTAGTGGTGCTGGATTAGTTGCTTATGGACAATACACACGTCAATTGGCCGCAAGTAGTTTAGATCGTATCAACGTAGCTCGTTTAGTTGTATATCTACGTAGACAGTTTAGTCAGTTGGCTAAACCATATGTATTTGAACCGAACGATACAGTTACACGTAACGAAATTAAACAAGCCGCAGAAAGCCTATTGTTAGAATTAGTGGGTCAACGTGCTATCTATGACTATCTAGTAGTTTGTGACGGAACTAATAACACACCAGCTCGTATCGATCGTAGCGAACTATATCTTGATGTAGCGATTGAACCAGTTAAAGCGGCAGAATTTATTTACATTCCATTAAGACTTGAAAATACTGGCGCTATCAAAGGTCTTGGACAATAACGGAGAAAACACATGGCAATCGCAACATTAGCTAATTTTACAGTACCATTAGCATCAGATCAAAGCGCAACATCGCAAGGCATGTTGATGCCAAAGCTCAAGTACAGATTCCGTCTGTCATTTGAAAACTTTGGCGTTAGCACACCTACAACTGAGCTAACAAAGCAAGTGATATCTGCCGCTCGTCCTAATGTGCAGTTTGAAGATCAAACTATTCACATTTACAACAGCCAGATTCATTATGCAGGTAAACCAAAATGGCAAACAATTACAGTTAAACTACGTGATGACAGCACAGGTGCTGTTAGCAAATTAGTTGGCGAACAAATGCAGAAACAGTTTGATTTCTATGAGCAATCTAGCGCGGCAAGTGGTTTAGATTATAAGTTTGTATTACGTATTGAAATGCTTGACGGCGGCAATGGCGGAAGTACAGTTAACGTGCTTGAAACATGGGAATGTTATGGCGTTTATGTTCAACAAGTTAACTATGAAGCATTAGATTATAGTCAACAAGGTCCTGCAGAAATTACATTGACACTACAAATGGATAATGCTGTACAAACACCAAGCGGTTCGGGTGTTGGATCAGCTGTAAATATTAGACCAACAGTAGGCGGCACGCTAGCAACTGGCGGCGGTAGATAATAAAAACCCGCTAAGGCGGGTTTTTTAATGGCTAAATATTTACATGGCCAATCAAAACAATAAACTTCTTGCAAATAACTCGGGCACTGCGACCTTACGAGATTGGCAACACGCCGCCCGTATGTTCACGGACAGTAATCAAATTTACGGTCCTAAACAAAAGTTCCTATTCCACGTGGTATTTCAGATTAATAAAACTACGTTAAAAAATATATCACTTGGAACAACATATAGTACGCAAATTAACATGCTAGTTAAAAGCGTAAGTTTGCCTAAATTTACTGTAACTTCAGATGTTGCTAATCAATATAATCGCAAGAAAAATATTCAACAAAAAATTGCGTATGAAGCAATCACACTTAAATTCCATGATGATAATTTGGGATTAATTAATCAACTTTGGCAAAATTATTATAGTTATTATTATGCAGATCCGTTAAGTGCCAGTGTTCCTGGTGCGTTTAATCGCACAGCAATAAAAAAATTCAATTATATCAGAACATCATACGGTTTAGACAACGGTTCTAACGCACCGTTTTTTGATCATATTACAATTTATCAACTAGCACAGGGTCAATATGTTAGTTATAAATTAATTAATCCTATTTTTACTGGCTGGAATCATAATGGATTAGACTATGCTGGTAAAGAAACGCACGACAACGATTGTACCATACAATATGAAGCTGTAGAGTACGGCAACGGAAAAATTGAAGCAGGTACTCCAGAAGGTTTTGGTTTACAAAATTACGACCAAACACCAAGTCCGTTAACCCATGCAGGACAAACCAATGCTACAATAGCTGACATTAGCACCACTGCATCATTGGAAGATATTAATACCATCCCTAATAATAAATCAAGCATTATTAACAATGCTATACAAACAGTAAATAACTACCAAAATACTAAAACTCCTACAACAGATACTACCAATGCAGTGAATTTAACTGCTACCAATACCCAAAGTACCAATAGTACAGGTGTTACTTTTGCAGGCACAACAACCACTGCAAGTAACAAAACTGTAGCCAAACAACGAAATACAAGGGCATAAATGAACGCAATTAACTTACCAACACCACATCTATCTAATGATAGTGCTGAACCAGTCAAACAATTCTTTGACAAATTTTACACCAAGTCTGTTAGTTTTCCAGCCGCTCAGATAGATGCAGTTGTTAGTTTTTTTCTTAAAAGAGATTTTAACGAAGACGGCGCACGTAGTACTGCAATAGTACTGCTGAATCAAGCACGTATTGACAACGTAGATGTATTTCAGATATTAGATACTATGAAAAGTTTAACTGATTTACAAATGAGTCAGGTAGTAGCTCAGATACTAAATGGATATAGAGAAAATACTAGTTTATTAGGGTATCGAGTGGCTAATATAGAAAACCCTTACGAAGCACGTAATATATTGTTATGAGTTTAAAGTTTGCCAAGGGTAAATTTACAATGACCCATCCTGAAAAGTATGTTGGCCTTACTACTCCAACGTACCGTAGTAGTTGGGAATTGAGTTTTATGAGATTTTGTGACACTAATGTTAGTATACAAAAATGGGCTAGCGAAGCTGTTAAAATACCGTATAGAGATCCGTTGACTGGTAAGCAGACAGTTTATGTCCCAGATTTTTTTATACAATATGTAGATAAAAAAGGTACAATGCTTGTTGAATTAATCGAAGTCAAACCTGCAAGTCAGATGATTTTAGAACGTGTAGGTAAGAACAAATATAATCAAGCACAATATATTAAAAATCAAGCCAAATGGGCCAGTGCTAATGCTTGGTGTAAACAGCAGGGAATTAAGTTTCGTGTATTAAATGAAAATGATTTATTCCACCAAGGCAACGCATAAGTAATATTATGAAGAAACTTGAAGAGATACTAAATTTGCCGGAAAGTAAAAAACTTGTAAAAGCTGAAGAAATTCGTGCTACACCAGTTGATCCACAGCCGTTCCTACGTAGCATGGAAGAGTTTGATAAAATTTCAGCTAGTTTACCAGCAGTAAAAGGTCTAGGTGATGCGGCAGATTCTGAATTTGATGCACTAGCACAGCGGGCTACAGATGCTTACGATGATTTAATGGATTTAGGCATGAATGTTGAAGCACGTTACAGCAGTAGGATTTTTGAAGTAGCTGGCGGCATGCTTAAAAACGCAATTGATGCTAAATCGGCCAAAATTGACAAAAAACTTAAGATGATAGAGTTACAACTTAAGAAACAGAAATTGGATCAAGATTCTGCAAATAGTGACGAAGGAATCAGCTTACAGGGCGATGGAGTTATTATAACGGACCGCAATAGCTTGATTGAAAAATTAAAGAAAATGAAATAAATACTAGATGGAAACCACTATGAAATCATTTAAAGAATACTTAACAGAAAGCAAAAAGATCTACGAATTTAAGGTCAAAATTGCCGGCGATTTGCCACCAGGATTTGAAAACGATGTTAAACTTGGATTAGACAAGTTTGATGTACAAAGCATCAGCAAGCCTAAGCGTACACCTATCCAAGAAAGTCCAATTGATTTTCCCAATGTTAAGTTTAGTGAAGTTTCGGTATTTGAAGTAGCATTGAATTACCCAACAACAAGTCAAGTAGTTAAAGAAGCACTTGCACAAGCTATACGTGTTAATGAAAGTAAAATTTTAGTTCGTACACTGAGCGAAGAAGCAGAAGCAGTATTAAATGCATCTAGCATGAGAGTTCCAGACGGCAAGAAATCTTTATTAAATACCCCTGAGCTAGAACAAATTCCAGGCGCACAAGAACTAGTTGGTGAAAAACGTGCAATGAGTTTCTTGAAAGATTTAAATGCAAATAAACATGATTTAGAAGAAGTAACTGGCATAAATGACCAGTTATTTGTTAAAGGTAAACAAGCAACCGCCCAGCCTATGCAAGAGACTAATAGTCCTGCATCAACAGGTCCTATTAGTGGCAAAGGAAAAGCAAAATGAACTTTCAAGAATTAGCAAGAAAAATACGTAGGATTGATGAAGGTGCAGTAGCTGAATGCGGGGATATGATGGGTGGCCATATGCCAACACCAATGCCGCAACAAGACACTGTTAGCATGAATGTTAGCATGAACGCTACTGGCAAAGGCGGTATTCGTGATTTGATGCAAGTGTTACAAAATATTGAAGACGGTGTTACACAACACAGCAGTAGTCCTTCTATTGTTGATATTACTCCGTCAGATATGCATTTAGATTTAGAGCCTGATACAGATGACAGCATGATGGGCGGTGAAATAGAAATTGAACCTGAATTTAGTGATGAAGAAGGCCCAGAAGAAATTGTATTTGGTGGCGAAGAAGAGCCAGAAGCTAGTTTTGATGAACCGGAGGCTGAATTAGATGCACAAGCACAAGGCGGCAAAGGAATTGATCCAAGAATTCAACATGCAATTGCACCTGTAGTACAAGCAGTTGGTCTAGCACACGCTTTAGGTAAGGATCCATCTAAAGTATTTGGGTCTGATAAGGTAACAGACGAGGACGACATGCCAATGCCGTCAGATACAGATTCAGCAATGCCAGACAGCGGTGGAGAAGAAGCACTTACGTCTGAAGAATTTGCAAATCGTCCAAATACCAAATATCAAAGCACAAACTACATGACTAAAACTTTGGCACAAGGCGCCGATGAACCACAACGCATGACTAAACACGGGTATCGTAATGGTGATAATCCTTTAGCTATGAAAGAAGGCTTGCAAGGACGCCTAGCTCAGTTATATAAGCAAGTTAAATTAAGAGAAAGCAAATAATTCGTCAGCAGTATCAAAAAAGGCTCTTCGGAGCCTTTTTTTTATGTAAATAACGTTATGGCAAAATCATTAGACGGCGTCTTAACTAAAAAAGCGCATAAGCAAGAACGATTCACGGAAGAGCAAATCAACGATTTGTTAATGTGTTCCGACCCCGAAGCAGGATATCATCACTTCTCTAAGAACTTCTTTCACATTCAACATCCTGTTAAAGGTAAGGTAAAATTTGAACCGTATAACTATCAAGAACGACTGTTAAATGCTTATCATGATTTTCGATTTAACATTAACATGCTACCGCGTCAAAGTGGCAAGACAACTTGTGCGTCAGCATACCTGTTGTGGTTTGCTATGTTTCACCCAGATCAAACTATTCTTGTGGCCGCGCACAAATACACAGGCGCTCAAGAAATTATGCAACGTATCCGCTATGGATACGAACTATGTCCAGATCATATTAGATGCGGTGTAGTAAGTTACAATAAAGGGAGTATAGATTTTGACAACGGATCACGAATTGTTTCAGCTACTACTACTGGCAACACCGGTCGTGGTATGTCCATATCCTTACTATATTGCGATGAGTTTGCTTTCGTACAACCTAACATTGCTGAAGAATTTTGGACTTCAATATCGCCAACACTAGCAACTGGTGGACGTGCGATTATTACATCAACTCCAAACTCAGACGAAGATACATTTGCACTTATCTGGAAAGAAAGTAAAGACCTGTTTGACGAGTACGGTAACGAAAAAACAAACGGGCTTGGCCGCAACGGATTTCATGGATTCCGTGCTGAGTGGTACGAACATCCGGATCGAGATGACGAATGGAAACGAGTTGAAATGGGTCGTATTGGCGAAGAACGATTCCGACGTGAATATGGTTGCGAATTCTTAGTTTATGATGAAACACTTATCAGCAGTCTAAAACTAGCAGAGCTGGTAGGCCGAGATCCTAAACACAAAATGGGACAAGTTCGATGGTACAAAGAACCTGAACCCGGCCACTTATACGCTATTGCACTAGATCCCAGCTTAGGAACAGGCGGCGACTTTGGCGCAATACAGGTATTTGAATTGCCTAGCTTTACACAGATAGGCGAATGGCAACATAATATTACTCCGGTAGAAGGGCAAGTTAGAATATTGCGTGAAATTTTAAGGTATATTCAAGAGAAGATAGGCGAAAATAACAATAACAGTATATACTGGAGTGTGGAAAACAACACAGTAGGAGAAAGTGCATTGATTTGTATTGCTGACCAGGGAGAGGAAAGTTTTCCTGGATTATTTGTTAGCGAACCTGTGCGTAAGGGCAATGTACGTAAATTCCGCAAAGGATTTAATACTACATTTGGCAACAAGATTTCAGCTTGCGCCCGCTTGAAATTCTTAATTGAAACAGATAAAATGAAGATTTTTAGTAAGCAAACTATCAGCGAACTTAAAGGGTTTATAGCCCACGGTACTACTTTTAAAGCTAAAGTAGGACTACACGACGACCTAGTTTCCAGCTTGTTATTGATTGTACGTTTAAGTGCAGTACTAGCAGATTGGGACATTAGGGTGTTTGACAGCATCAGTACAGGTGACGAATTCCAAGAAGATTACGAACCTCCGATGCCTATTTTTATATCAGGGCTGTGATAAATATCATATGGAACCAAATTTAGATCAAGTAGCAAAAGAGCTGTACGGCAAAATACAAACACGCTTCCCCGACATTAAAATGGCGGATGAAAAAGCCCAAGTATTGAGCAAAAAAGAAGACATTCCAAAAGCCCGTTTCTTTGAATTTGAATACAAAGAAGGCGGTGAAGCACTAGGAACTATATCTATTAATTTAGATGCAGAAGATGGCATAGTAATTCAAATCAGCGGAGATTTAACCAACGATGAAGAAGAAACTACTGAGCACGGTGCATATAAATTTATCAAAAGTTTTAGAAATTTTGCTAGATCACACATGTTAAAATACGAAATTAACAATATGGGCAAGAGTAGTTTAGATAAAAGAGATTACGAATTCCATGCAAAACGCGGAGAAGAACCAATGACGGAAAGTAAAATGTGGGGTACCTCAAAAGTGAGTTACCAGGACCTAGGAGAAACTCGTATTGTTGTTCGCCACAGCAAACCTGTTAATTACGACTTGGCCGCAGGACGTACAATGCACATTGATGCAATCTATATTGAAAACGCAGGCGGCGAACGTTTCCGTTATCCAGTACGTCATTTAAATGGTGCTCGCGCAATGGCTCAGCATATTGCTCATGGTGGCAATCCTTACGATGCTATTGGTCAACACGTTGTTAGTCTAAGCGAAGAACTAAGTAAATTGCGCATGTTTAAAGGTTATGTTAGCCGTACTCCAGTTGTATCAGAATCAATGAGCGCAGTTAACGATAAAGTTATTGAACGTATTGATCAAGTTAAAAAAGAAATTCATCAGTTACAACAATCTAAACACTACGAAACATTTGCAGAAAGTTTTAGTCCTTACGAAGCTAAAGAAATCCCAGAAGAAATTATGTTAGATTGGGTTGACCGTTTAACAGTGCGTAGCTTCAAAGAAGAATTAAAAGATGTGTTCCCGTACATTTATAAACTAGTAGACGAAAGTGAAATTCCAACTAAAGAATTAGATCCAGATGATTTATTAGATGAAGCAGGTAGCCCAGCACAACAAGCCGCTATTGCTATTGCTAAAAAGAAAGCAAAAAAAGTATCCGAATCTCCGGAAGATCAATTTGAAAATTTTCTAGACACCATTGTTGCAGAAACACAAGGTGCTGATGTTCTTCATGGTAATCAAGATGCAGTACAAGAACTTAAAGACGAAATTGCCAAGGGTGAACTAAAAGGCGATTTAAATCAATCCAGCGTTGTTGGTAACTTTATCAATGATGATGAGCTACTAGATATATTAGATAAGACCAGTGGCAACGTTGATGCATGGCCAGTTGTAAAAGCATGGTTGGATCAAAAAGATCCAGATCTAGCTAACGAATTGTTTGCTGATTATAACGCATCTGGTGCTGGCGAAGAAGCCGCTCCTGTACCTCCTCCACCAGAAGGCAAAGAAGCCGCTCCTGTACCTCCTCCACCAGAAGGCGAAGAAGCCGCTCCTGTACCTCCTCCACCCGCTCCGATGGCAGAAAGCGATGATGTTGCTCCGTGGTACAAAGATAAAGCCGAACAAGATGCCGATAAACATAAACAAACTTTTAAAAAGCCAGCACAAGCAGGCAAAGGTATGGATCGTGCAAGAGCATTAGCACAACTAGCATTAAAGAAAGGTGCTAAATCAGATACTAAGATTGGCAACAAGACGTTGCACGATGTTATGTTAGAACTTGGCATGGATCCAGAAGATCCAGCGGCCAAAGAAATTGCTCCGCCAGCCGAACCTGCCGGAGATAGTTTTGAGGATATGATGGCATTTGCCAGCGGCTTCTACAATAAAGAAGAACATAATTTTACCCGCGGCGTAACCGATTTAGAAACAAAACTAATGAAACAATTTCCAGGTGCAAATCCTAGAGATATGCAACGTGTAGTTATGGCGGCTCGCAAAATAGATCCTCCGAGCAGTGTACACAAACAAGAACACGATAGAATGCTTAAATTGGCAGGTGTTGGCCACGATGCTGAAGTTGACGAAGCACTTCCATTAGATCAATTAAGACAAGCGGCCGGGTATGACGCTTCGAAAGATGTAGTATCACAACAATTAGCAAAGTTAGGGCCATTAGGTAAGAAGCCAGTGACTCCATTACAACCAGGCCAAAAAATTGGTGTGTTAAAACCTACAATGGAATCAAGCACCCGCGAAAGCATTAACGAAAGTTTATCTATCATTAGAAAATTATCAGGATTAAAGTAAGGATATACTATGAACGAACTACACGATCTATTAGCAAAGATTAAAAAAATTGAAGAAGCCGACGTGCAGACAGCTCCAGCGGCACAACCTGCGGTAGCAACAGCGGCACAACCTGCGGCCGCTCCACAACAAGTACCTGCTCCTGAAACAGGTGATCAGACTTATACTCGTCGACAAAATGCAGATAAAGCTAAAGCCATTCTTAAAAATTCAGTTAAAAAAGCAAATGACTTGTTTATGGTTAACGGTTACTATATTGAAGACGGCGGCAAAACAGGTACATTGTTGCACCATATGATGGCAAATAGTAAAGGCGGTGGCGCGAACGATCAAGGCACAGTAGTTACTACTAAAGATATTGGCTTTGGCCAAGGTAAAGAGTTTGCTGATCAGCTTACCAGCATTGGACTAAAAATTACACCACAGGTAATTCAAAACCCTGGTATTTTTGGATGGAAGTGGACGCAAAGCGAAAAAACAGTTCTTACTGTTAACTTAGATGATTTAAGAAAGATTGCCGAAGGTAAGCCGCCAATGATGGACGCTCCGCCTCCGCCAGCGCCAGCGCCAGTTGTCCAAGTAGCGCCGCCAGCACAGAACGATCAACAAGTTGCTACTAACGGAGCAGATCCAAAAGATATTGCAGAACTAAAAGATATCCTTACAAAATTAGGAGCAACAATTCCTAGTAAATTTTCTATCTCGTCTGCGCCTAATAACTTAGGGCCTCGTCAATCCGGCCTTGGCGGCAGTCTTTACGAAGGCATCAAATTTAAATCGTCAATTGGTCGTTCATTGCTAGCAGAACTTGATGCGGCACCAACAATAAGTCAAACCAACCAAGCAGTAGTACAAGCTATTGCGCCAGCATCTGCAACAGCTCCTAAACTAAATGTAAATGCTAGATGTAAAATGTGTAGTATTCCTTACAAGGACCACTTTAACTTTGAACCCGAAGGCGATCCAAACGGAAAAGTAACAAGTACTAAATTTAGACACCCGGCAAGTCCAACAAATCAGTTTTTTCCAGGACTAACTACTGAAGCCGCACCTGCGGATCCTGCACAAAGCAACACATTGCCGCCACCTGCCGCAGGCCAACTGTCTCCTGACGAAAGAACAAAACTTATAGCACGAGCTAAAACATTGTATGACAAACTGTTGCCTTACAAAGACAATTTAGAAGTTAGTCCATTACTAGCCGCATATCTTACAGCCCAAAAAGAAGCACCTGCTCCTGCAGATCCAGAAGTACGACCGGTGCCAACTGTGCGTATAGAGCCAAATAAGATACCAGATCCAAGTGATAAACCTCCAGTGGAAGTAGTACCGCCTAGAGATAAACCTCCAGTGGAAGTAGTACCGCCTAGAAAACGAGAAAACGATCAAGAAAAAACAACCGAGTATCCTGCAAGCTGGATGAAAGTTCCAATCGAATTGGCCCATCAAAACAATCAAGGTTTAAGCCCGTTTGCTGGAACTGGTGCTGGTGGAGTCTATGTGTTAGGAAAAGGTACTCCAGAGCAAGCATTTGGCTATCACGACAATAGATCTAACACCCTTGTGATATTAAAACCTAATACAAAAGGTCAAGAAGATAAACGCTATGCACCGATACCCTGGGGAGACAAACGTTTTCCTTGGGTCGATAGTCGTGGAGGTGTAACTCGAGTACAAGCCGCCACTGGTAGTAATGTCTATATAGTTAAGGCAGGCGATACTCTAACACTAAAACGTAAAGATCTTGAAGCCGCTAATCCTCAGATCAAAAATTTTAATAAAATTAATCCAGGCGATAGAATTAATTTACCAGGTGCTGGCAACGTATCTACAAACGAAAAATTACCTATTCCTCCAGAAAACTCAGACAAGCGCACTATTATCAGTTATATAAATCAAGAAGTTCCTAATGCAAAATATCATGATTACTTCTGGGTCAATGGCCGCAGATGGAGATTAGTTGCCGATGGTAAAGGAACAAACAGATATATTTGGACAGAAGATAATCCTGTGAATACTTTATTTGGACAGGATGCTGATCGCACAACAAACAAATATACTGGCCCAGATGAAAGTAAGGAAGTTGGCCAGCCACAAGCAGTTACTCCACAGAAAGAGGACGATGCTTTGAGATACGCCATTCAAAGCCACATCAACATGGGCTCACCTGATTCTAGTCCAACAGCTAAAACAGTTATTAAAATGGCTGATTGGTACAGAAAACATCCAGACGAACTTCAAAAGAAGATGAAAGAAATTGGCTTAAAACCAATGGCTGTGAAAGAAGGTGTTGGATTTGCCAACGATGAATTGAACAGAATTATGAGTTTGGTACACCACAGATAAAGAAATACCATGAAAACTCTTCGCGATTATATAAATCTGATAGAAGATGCCCAAGCGCCAGTTCAAGCACCTGCAGATCCAAATAAACTGCTGGTGTTTATTAATTTTGCCAGCGGCCAGGGCAACAAACAGTATGATTTAACAAGCATCATGCAAAAAAATGGTTGGGTTGGAACTCCTGCGCAAGTTATTAATCAAGCTGAAAAATGGTTAAGTGATTTTTTAAGACAACGCGGCGATCAGTGGACTGGCGCAAGCTGGTCCTATAAAGGCCAACTATTGAGAGCAAGCCAAGTTGGAGATGCTGGCGCCGCTGACGAGTGGGCCGATGAAATTAAAAACTCATTTAGAAAATAATTGAGTAAAATACTCATATTTAGAGCATAATTTCTCTTGCTTTACTAAATAAAAGTGCGTATACTATGTATATGCACTTTTTGTTTTATCAAGGTGGTAAAACAATAATAGGCACAAAAAGCAAACTAAGGCTATTAATAGGAGAACAATTATGGCATCTTTAGCAGAAATCCGAGCAAAACTAAAAGCATCTGAACAAAAAGGTTCAGGAGAACGTACAGGTGGTGATAAGTCAATTTATCCATTCTGGAATCTCAAAGAAGGTGGCGAATCTACACTTAGATTTTTACCAGACGGTAACACCGACAACACTTTTTTCTGGGTAGAACGAGCAATGATTAAATTGCCATTCGCTGGAATCAAAGGTGAATCAGAAAGCAAACCAATCACAGTACAAGTACCATGCGTAGAAATGTATGGCGACACTTGCCCAATCTTGGCAGAAGTACGTGCATGGTTCAAAGATCCGGCACTAGAAGACATGGGTCGTAAGTACTGGAAAAAGCGTAGTTATATTTTCCAAGGTTTCGTTGCAGAAGACGGACTTGGCGAACAAGCTAGCGACAGGCCAGAAAATCCAATTCGTCGTTTCATCATTGGTCCACAGATTTTTACAAGTATCCGTGCGGCACTTGTTGATCCAGAATTGGAAGATTTGCCAACTGACTTGGTACATGGTCTAGACTATCGTATGAAGAAAGGTAGCAAAGGCGGATATGCTGACTACTCAACATCAAGTTGGGCACGTCGTGAACGTCCACTGAGTGACGATGAACATGCGGCTATCAAGCAACATGGCTTGTTTAACTTGAGTGACTTCTTGCCTAAGAAGCCCGGCGAAGTTGAATTGAAAGTTATGAAAGAAATGTTTGAAGCTTCAGTCGACGGCGAACCATATGACATGGAACGTTGGGGACAGTATTTCAAACCAGCTGGGATGAGCCAAAACACTGGCGATCCTAAAGCAACTCCAAAAGCCGCACCTGCACCAGCGGCATCACATGATGAAGATGACACACCTGCTCCAGTAGCCAAGGCCGCACCAGCGCCAACAGCATCTGATTCAGCAGGCGGCGACTCACGTGCCCAAGATATCTTGGCAATGATTCGTAATCGTCAGAAGTAAAAATAAGGGGACTTCGGTCCCCTTACATCATCATAGGAGAATTAACTTATGGCTACAAAAGCCTTCGATTTATCAAAATTTAGAAAGACCTTGACCAAGAGTATTGACGGTCTGGGAGTAGGATTTAATGATCCTACAGATTGGGTTAGTACAGGTAACTTCACACTTAACTACCTAATTAGCGGTGATTTTAACAAAGGTATTCCTTTGGGTAAGGTTACTGTATTTGCTGGAGAGTCTGGCGCAGGTAAAAGTTTTATCTGTTCAGGTAATCTAGTACGTAACGCACAAGCACAAGGCATTTATGTTATCTTGATTGATACAGAAAATGCGCTAGATGAAAAATGGTTACACGCACTTGGTGTAGACACTAGCGAAGATAAACTTCTTAAACTCAACATGGCTATGATTGATGATGTGGCAAAAACCATTCATGAATTTATGAAAGAGTACAAAGAAATGGCAGAACGTCCTAAAGTCCTATTTGTCATAGACTCATTGGGTATGTTGCTTACCCCTACCGACATTAATCAGTTCCAAGCTGGTGACATGAAGGGGGATATGGGTCGTAAGCCAAAAGCATTAACCTCATTAGTTCGTAACTGTGTTAACATGTTTGGTAGTTACAATGTTGGAATGGTTTGTACAAATCACACATACGCAAGCCAAGATATGTTTGATCCAGATGACAAGATTAGTGGTGGACAAGGTTTTGTTTACGCTTCTAGTATTGTTGTTGCTATGAAAAAACTCAAACTTAAAGAGGATGAGGACGGCAATAAAGTATCAGACGTTATGGGTATTCGTGCTAGTTGCAAGATTATGAAAACTCGTTACAGTAAACCGTTTGAAACTGTACAGATTAAAATTCCATATGAAACAGGTATGAATCCTTATTCAGGAATGGTGGATATGTGCGAGAAAGCTGGCTTGCTAAAACAAGAAGGCAACAGGCTCAAATGGATTGATCCAGAGACTGGTGAGGAATTCAAATTCTATCGTAAAGAATGGAAAGATGATAAATTAGATATGATAATGGCAAAATTCCATATCAAACCTGAAATAACAACAACTACCATTCCTGAGGAGACGGACGAAAATGTTGAATGAAACACAAATAGCTGATGTATGGATTCTATTCAGTGAGTTTATTGATAAGAAAAATCACGAAGCAGTAGCAGAGCGGTATGTAGATTTACTAGCAGACTTTGGTGTTGGAGATCGTGTACTTGAAGGTGCTACTGGCGTTGACAGTACTCTCGATGATGCTATTGAGTATTATTTGGATGAAGATTCAGACGAAGATAATGACTATAAAGAGTTAGAATAACATGTGGTACGCCAAGGTTAGTAAAGACATTTCTTATATTCCAGATGCCGTGGCATATTTTAACGATGAGTTAATTGGAGCACGTCAAGACACGAATATTAAAGGCAATATTGAAAAGGCGGCCGCTTCCATGCCTGGTATTGTTGAACAACGATTCAGTCAACTACAAGAAATTGAAGCTATCCTTGAGTACTTGCATATTGAACTTAGGCGTTTAAAAAGTCAACACTTTCGTAAATATTTAGAAAACTATCAACGAGCTTTATCTTCTAGGGACTGTGAAAAGTTTGTAGAAGGTGAAGCTGACGTTGTAGACTTTGAAAAGATCATCAACGAATTTGCCTTGTTGCGTAACAAATGGCTTGGCATTACTAAAGGCCTGGACGTTAAACAGTGGCAATTGAGTAACGTAATTAAATTGCGTACTGCTGGTATGGAAGATGCTACACTATGAAGATAGTATTAGTAACTGGCGGATTTGATCCGCTACATAGCGGACATATTGCTTATTTTAAGGAAGCAAGAACGCTAGGCGACATGCTAATTGTTGGACTTAATAGCGATGCTTGGCTAGAGCGTAAGAAAGGACGAGCATTTATGTCCTGGAATGAAAGATTGTGTATCGTCAATAATCTGTCTATGGTAGACGAAGTATACACATTCGACGATGAAGATAATTCCGCAAAACATTTTATTCAGCAAGTAAAAGCGCACTTTCCAGACGGTGAATTGATCTTTGCCAACGGTGGAGATCGCAATGCATCTAATATACCTGAAATAACAGTTCCTAATGTATTATTTAAATTTGGAATTGGCGGAACAAACAAAGCCAACAGCTCAAGTTGGATTTTGGACGAATGGAAAGCACCAAAGACTGAACGTCCCTGGGGATATTATCGTGTACTGCATGAAGTAAACGGTACTAAAGTTAAAGAACTTACAATCAATCCTGGATGTAGTTTAAGTTTACAAAAACACAAATTTAGGCATGAATTTTGGCATATTACTTCTGGTAAGTGTGCAGTAGAGCAACGCATGCCTGGCGGATACGGGTTACCAACCATCGAATTATCCGCACATAGCCAATTATCTGTACCGCTTAATGATTGGCATCGAATTTATAATCCATTTGATGAGCCATGCAAAATTGTAGAAATACAATACGGCAAATATTGCTCAGAAGACGATATAGAACGTCAAGATTAAATTATTCAGTAAAAAGGTTGACTTATAAAATCTTTACTGTATAATATAAAGTATGACAACTGTAGACAACTTACTTTTAAAAATAACTTCGCATACATCTCCAACAATAGAAGAATATCTTCCAGCACGAGATTCCAAAGTACTGCGTAGTTTGACTAGTGCTGTATCTAGCCCAGTTTTTATCACCGAAAATCAAAGTCGTTTATTGTTAAAATTACTTACTCAATACAGTAATAAATTTTTAACCATCGAACCACAGATTGAAAGTATCTTAATTTCTCCTAGTTGGTCTAAAAGATTTCGTGCAGTAGATACTACTAAAAAAGTCTATATAAAAACCGTAAAAGACAAAGAACCAGCAATTTTTATTGAATTTGCACCCAATGGCACTATACGAAAAGTTTTGCAATCCATTGGAAAATTTGTAGAAGGTGGTGTTACTGTAAACAGCACTAAACTAATTAGTGTAGAACTAGCTGAAAAAAACATTGTTGGCATTGTGGATTTACTTAAACCGCACAAATTTGAATTTGACCAAAAAATCACCGATTTTTACGAAATTATCAAGAAATGGCAATTTGCTACCGAATGCAAAAAATTCTTTTTTAACGAAGAAATGTATCCGCTGATACAAACAGCACTAATAAATGATATAGGTCACAATAATTTATCTAACGAATTGTTAATTCAAGACCGTAAAACAAGATACCACTATTTGACCAAAAAAATCGAAGAAAATGCCGAAAATTTAACAAATTTTATAGTGAGCAGAACACAGCAAAAAATATGGATTAACTCAAATACTCATTCATTGGGAGATGTAATTGGTAGTTTAAAAGAACTTAATCGTCTTCCAATGCTGGTTATATTTGATAGTCATAGCGCAGAGTCATGTGCTAAGAATTTACAAAATCTTCACATTTCTTTGGAAAAAAATGAAATTTCTAAAGGTGTTGGAATTTATTTTAGATTGCAAAATGATACAAACGGAAAAATCTTTAATTCATTTATACAAGACAATCACTACAATTCACCGTTGAATAACGACACTATTGTTGCTGGAATACAAACAGGAAAATTACCCAAATTCTTTCTAAAAGATTGCAATTGGGCACCAAAAAGTGTTATAGTGTTAGGTAGTAACTTGCGTCACAGCAAGTCGGCTGTATATAGTAATCGATGCGATTTAATTATTTCATACTCGGATAAGCCAAGTATATTTGACAATAACACAGGATGGGCGACTAGTACATGGGCATTGTAAAATTAGTCATTAAAGATGAAGTTAATATCAAGATTGAAGGTCTTGAGTTAGACGCACGAAAGAAGTTAGCAAACGCATTTAAATTTTTTGCACCGTATGCAAGGTACCATCCAGCATATAAACTTGGTCGTTGGGACGGAACAGTCAGTTTGTTTGGCCTTGGTGGCAATGGCTATTTGAATCAACTAGAAAAAGTCATGCAAATACTACATAGTATGGGCATCTCTTTGGAAGAAGTAGAAGATTTGCGTGATCCAATTAAGTTAGCGTTTCCAGAAGTTACTGAAGATTTTTGGGGTGAACGCTGTTGGCCACCAGGTCATCAACAAGCAGGCCAACCTATCAAGTTACGTGACTATCAACTTGATGTAATTAACAACTTTCTTAAAAATCCCCAGGCATTGCAAGAAGTAGCAACTGGCGCAGGCAAGACAATTATCACTGCGACCTTGAGTAAGCTATGTGAAAACTTTGGTCGAACCATTACAATAGTACCTAACAAATCATTAGTTGAACAAACAGAAGAAGACTTTATTAATTGTGGTTTAGACGTAGGAGTTTACTATGGCGACAGGAAGGATCTTAATAAAACGCATACGATTTGCACGTGGCAGAGCCTTAATATTCTGGATAAGAAATCAAAGAATCAAGAACACGAAATTGTAACACTGGCAGAATTCCTTGACGGTGTTAAATGTGTTATTGTTGACGAAGTACACATGGCCAAAGCAGAAGTACTGAAAAATTTACTTACACAAAACCTATGTAATGCTCCAATTCGCTGGGGACTAACAGGAACTGTACCAAAAGAAGCACACGAATTTGAAGCTATCTTTGCAAGTCTTGGACCAGTTATTCACAGCATACAAGCACACGAGCTACAAACTAAAGGTGTGCTAAGTGACTGTCATGTCAAAGTTGTACAACTGATGGACTTGAAAGAATTTAGTAGCTATCCGGAAGAATTAAAGTATCTTGTCACAGACGAAGACAGGATGATATATCTTAGTAAATTAATTAAAACAATATCTCAATCGGGTAACACATTAGTTCTAGTTAATAGAATCGATTCAGGCAAATTTTTAATTAATGAAATTCCAGAAGCAGTTTTTATCTCAGGTGAAGTAAAGACTAAAGATAGAAAAGAAGAGTATGACGAAATTAAAACGAATGATAACAAGATTATTGTGGCGACTTTTGGTGTGGCCGCTGTTGGTATTAATATCCCTAGGATTTTTAATATGGTTCTTCTTGAACCCGGAAAGAGCTTTGTTCGCGTTATACAATCAATTGGACGAGGTATTCGGAAAGCAGAAGACAAGGATTTCGTCCAGATTTGGGATATAACTAGCACTTGCAAATATGCTAAACGACATCTTACAGAGCGTAAGAAATTTTACAAGGACGCCAAATATCCGTTTACTATTGAAAAAACGGATTGGCAACGATAATGTTTTTTAATAAAAAGAAAAAAATAATATTAGAAGCATACGCACCAATAGGCCAATTAATAGACTTATTTCCTATTACCAAGACTGCTAGTACTCTTCCATCTTGGTATAATTCTTTGCCGGCAAAGGCCGACGGAAAACGCACCGTCAAACAATGTCCCGGGCTTACAGATCTTTATAATAATGGATTTACAATACCAGCATGGGCAGATTACGAAGTATTAGTAAATGCCGATAATACAGGACATATTAAATCTGGTATGGGCAAAAGGTACGGCGAGCATTCAACCGGGCATGATTTACCTGTACAAGCACCGGGTGCTTGGCCCGATTATATAAACGTAAAATATCACAATCCATGGTGGATATGGTGCTCTGAACCAATTGAATGGTTATGGGTACAACCAGTATGGTCACAGACAGACCCACAAGAATTTACATTGATTCCGGCTATTACGGAATTTAAATATCAATATCAGGCTAACATTAATACACTAATCAAAAAACCAAAAGAATCAAAATTAATAACAATTAAAGGTGGAACACCTTTGGCGCAGTTAGTGCCCCTAATAGAAAGGGATTGGGATCTAAAACTTGATGTTATGACGCCGGATATATTTGCAAAGAAATTTGATAGATGGGATTTCTCACTTAGTCAAAATACTGGATATAACAAAATCAAGTCTATTATAAACAGGAATACATAAGGAATATGCAAATATTAACGTTAGAGAATAAAACATTTTTACTGGATAATCTTCCAGAAGAAGTGGATGAAGAGTGTAGATTTGCTGTATTAGACAATAGTGATGCCAAAGAACCAGATTTTTTCTTTATGCCATTGATATTTTTAGAATCATTTAATGCACCTGCAATGGTACTTAATATAGGCGGTCAACAGGTTACTATGCCAATTGATTGGCACATAGCAGTAGGTGATAGCAGTAGTGGTTGTGATATTGAAATTTTACCATTAACTAGTTTAAATGATAGAGGGTTTGAAGCACTAATTTTTAATCCGCTTAGTAGCTTTAGAGTAGAATTTAAGAAAATTGAAATTGTAAATTTTTATAATGACGTTAAATGGTATTTTCCAAAGATGAAAAATAACCAACTACTTGCTACACCGTTAGGCTTAGGCGACAAACCTGATTGTGCTTATTTCTGCAAAGAGATTAGCCGTCAAAGTGAAATTATTGACTTGAGTAAGATATTATAAAATGGGCAATCTTAAACCTGGAGCAACTTACATTTACGAACGCAATGGCGATGAAGTATATGCCCGCGAGTTTGGAGAAACTGATCGAAAATTAATTGGCTACAAATACGAAATGGAAGGCACGCCAGATCCTCGTACAAGCGATGGTCGACCATTAATTGAGCACATCCGAGAAGATAAACTTTGGGGCGCAATTCGAAGAGAAGCAAAAACCAATATCACTTTACAAAGGGCCTTGGATCGTGCTATAATGATATACAAATTAAGCAAGGACAAAATACAATGAAATATGCATTTTTTAATCCGCTAATTATGGGTATTGATTCGATATCTGATGATATGTTTGAAAGAATTAAAAAGTTAGCTGAAAAACTCCACGAGCGAACTGATCTTAATGATGCTGGAAATAATGAGCTAAGTGTGCGTGGAGGCCAACAAATACAAGTGTTGCCTAACGATGCTAGTATCAATGTTGATTGGTTAATTGAATTTTTAGAAGAACAATTAACCCAGTATCTACAACAGGTAAAAACACAAAGTATGTTACCCGATATGGAATATGTCAAAGTTAAAGTTACTAGCATCTGGACTATTAAACAAAACTCCGGCGAATATCAAGCTATGCATAATCATCCAGCAGGGCACTTGTCAGGCAATATGTATATAGAAACACCTGCATTAGCTGAAGATAGTACAAATATTGACGGTAATATTTTGTTTAAATTTCCTATAGAAAAAGATGTAACCAAGTTTATTTTGCAAGACGGTTGGTGCTATAGGCCAGAAGCTAAAAATATTTTAATCTTTCCAAGTTATGTTTCACATTTAGTGTATCCTTGGAAAGGCACTGGTAATAGAACTGTAATGGCATTTGATGCAGTATTAATTCCAAAGGCGTTAGATGGCACAAAAACTAGCAATTAAAGAAGTAATGGCGGCCGTGGATAGCGGCTACATTGGCTTATGGGATGAACTTGATGACGAACAACGCAAGGCCCTGAAGAGCGAATTCTTTATCATGAATCGTTATATTAGTAACGTAAAGACCAGCGACAAATATTTACAACAGCATTATATATTAACTGTTAACGAATACTTTAATAAACACTGGAATTTGTTACAAAAGCATCCTAAGCTCTTATGGATGCTGTTGGCCATGTGTGGACATGAAAGTAAAAAGATCCATTATCACGAATGGATTGGCTTTAAAAAGAAGCCAGGGAACAGTTCAGATAAGAAGGTAAAATTTTTATTAGATTTATACCCTGCAAAAAAACAAGTAGATTGCGAATTACTTGCAGAATTAATGAGTGATGCAGAATTTAAAGAGTTAGCTATAATGCACGGTATGGAAGATGCAGAGGTTAAAAAATTATTAAAATGACATTAGCGGCAACTCACTACGTTTGTCAATATTGTTCAAACACGTTTTCAAAAGAAAAAACGTTAATGGTGCATCTGTGCGAACAAAAACGCAGAGCATTGGCTAAAACTGAAAAACATGTTGTCATGGGTTACGATGCTTTTAATAGATTCTTTAAAATGAGTCAAAATTTAAAAGGTAACAAGTCATACGATGAGTTTGCCAAAAGTCCTTACTATAATGCATTTGTTAAGTTTGGCAGTTTTGTCAGCAATGTAAACCCATTGTATCCTGATAGATTTATTGATTATGTTATTACCAGCGGTGTTAAATTAGATCATTGGTGTAGAGATGAATTATACGAAAAATATGTAGCAAACCTTATTCGTGTAGAAACGGTAGAAACAGCATTACAGCGAAGTATTGGGCACATGATGACATGGGCAGATGATCATAAGAGTCAGTGGAATCATTATTTTTTATATGTAAGTTTAAATCGTGCTAGCTTTGATATCCGTGATGGAAAGATAAGTCCTTGGATATTATTGAACAGTAAAAATGGCAAAGAAATGCTATCAAAGTTTAGTGATGAACAATTAGAAGCAGTTGGCCCAACAATAGATCCACAATTTTGGATGAAGAAATTTAAATCATTGCCTGCCGATGTAGAGTTAGTTAGACAAGTTATTAAGGAATCAAACATATGAAAACAGAATTAAATGTGTTAGATCAAACAAATATTTTACTTGTTAAAGGTGCATTTAGCGAAGAAGAATGCGTAGAAATTGCAGATGCTATTTTAAAATATAAAGATAATCCAGCGGATAAAGATACAATTGCTATTAATAACGGACTTTGGTCTGGGCATCCACATCAACATAATGGGTTTGCATTACCATTGACTCAAATAATAATAGCTAAACTTAAAGACGCTTGTAGTTTGTATTATGATTCAATGGCAACTCCGTCAAACATAACTCGTACCAGAGAACACAAATCGATTAGCAGAGAAGAATGGGATATGATGATGTGGGCTGGTGTTACTCCGCCAGGTTCAGAAAACAGAGAACATACGCATACAAATTCTTTCATTTCAGGAACTGTATACTTCCAAGCAGAAGGTACAGGCACAATTGAATTTATGCCTTATAATTATGTTTATAGAACTATGTTACCTCAGTGGCCATACTACGGGACTGCAACATATGAACCAGAAGACGGCGATATATTGTTATTTCCGTCATACTTATTGCACAAAGTAGAACGTAATACTAGCGAATTTGAACGTGTAAATATTTCTTTTAATGTTATACCTATGATAGGACCAGCGTAATGCCAGATATTGATATAGACTTTTTAGATCGTACCAATGCTTTAAGCATTTTAAAGCATGTACCTGCGGCCATTGAAGATAATGGAACTTTTAAAAAGCACAATACTGGAGTGTATTGTACTTCAATCCCGTATAATCCGCTTACTGGTATGAGTACTATAGACTACAAGCAAGCAGAAGAACGTGGATACTTTAAGATAGATTTCTTAAATGTTAGTATCTATAAAGGTGTACGAGATGAGACACACCTTACACAACTTATGGAGACAGAACCACTATGGGACCTACTGGAACAGGACGACTTCTCGAATCTACTCTTTCACGTGAATGGACACGGGCACGTATTGAGGAAGATGAAGCCAAAAAATATAGAAGAGCTCGCGGCGTGTCTGGCAATCATCCGTCCCGCCAAGAAACATTTATTAGGGAAACCGTGGTCAGAAGTACTGTTAGATGTATGGACGAAACCAACGACTGAGGAATATTATTTTAAGAAGGCACATGCGGTGGCCTATGCTATGGCTATTGTTGTGCAAATGAATTTAATTTGCGAATCTATTAGTTACGAGTACACTTAACGTACTTTGCGTACTAACTGTACTGACTTGCGTTTAACCCGTTTCATAGTTAAATTCATTAGATTAACAACGGGTCCAAGTACAACTCGGGCATCTTTACTATTGAATGTTTTAATAGCATAAGCAAACGGGTATATTTGATCTCTGCAAAATATATTAATAGGAAATTGACGGTTCGATTCCCACCACCAAGTTTCTCCTATTTCTAAAAATATTGCACGTTCCTCCGGAGTATGTATGGCATTAAGGTCGTAAAAGCTGGTTACATATTGATCCTGATTTATTATGATCCCGATGTATTCCAGTTCACCGTAGTTTAATACACTGATAAAGGGTAGTTTTTGTTCTATGTTATCTCTTAGTTTTGCCATAAATATAGTATAAAGGTCCTGCGACAATGCAAAAAATCTCAACGTATTTATATCCAAATAGAATTGAACTATTGGCTGATTTGGCAGGTTTCACTGTGGAGTATACAAACGTGTATCAAAGAAACATAAAAATTTATGCTGGTATAGATAATACCCTAGAGTTTGACATTAAGAACGCTGACCAGAAGCGTATTGACTTATCTACTCTTACACAAATTAAATTAAACATTATGGATGCAAGCGGGCAAGCATTGCCAAATAGTCCATACACAGTAACTCCTACATTGCCTCAGACTACCTACAAAGGCTTGGCATCAGTTATTCTTCCGCAAGAAGATTTAGATGAATTAGATCACCAGTTTTTATCATTTAGCGTATCGGGCATACAAGCTGGCAAGGAAGTTATGCTATACGGTGATACTAGATTTGGTGCTGTTGGCAAAATGGAACTTGTCGGCGATGCAATGCCAACAATTAAAGACGAGCAAGTAGTGACTAGTTTTTATAAAAATTTACAGTACGGTACTGATATGATGGAATATTTCCATAGCAGTGCAATACCTTTGAGATTCTATGAAGCTATTGCTAGTACAGAATCGAGTGTAGAATTTAGATTCGACCAACTAATTGGAACTGTAAAAGTTGAAGTTACCAAAGATGCAAGTATTAGCTCAGAGACTTTTACGCTTCGTGGCACTGTGTTAGATACATTTGTAGTCAATTCTGCAACTGCTTATATGCTCAAAAACTATCAAAACATGGAAGATTATACCTACATGCGTGTAACTTTTAATCGTACAGACGTACAAGCAACAACTGGCACAATTACCAAAGTAACTGTATCATAAAGGTTGACCTGCTGTAATTAACCTGTTATACTACTCTATATGAGTATAATCACGGACACTATCAACAGCTATCTTCCTGCAAAACGGAAGCAAACTCCTAGTGGTTGGATTAGTTTTAATGCTGTATGTTGCGATGATAAACGCCAACGAGGCGGCCTTATATTCAACGCAGGCAATGCCGTAAGCTATCATTGTTTCAATTGCGGATTCAAAGCCAGCTGGCAACCTGGTAGACTTATAAGCCAAAAAATGAACAAGTTCATGCGAGATTTAGGCATGGGCGATGATACCATTGGACAATTACGATTAGAAGCATTAAAGTTAAATGAAGACTCTAATACCGAAGTACGTAGTATAGTTCCAACGTTTGATGCCAGAGCGTTACCTATAGACGCTATTAGTTTTGAAGAATTAGATACATTCTTAAAACTTCCAGACGGAGATTACGCAGTTCCAACAAAATTCACTGAAGCATACGCATACCTAGTTGAAAGAAAAATTGACCCGTGGGCATATCCGTTCTACTGGACTAGCAAGGTGGGATTTAATAATAGAATTATTATTCCGTTTTTATACAAAGGCGAAATAGTAGGTTGGACTGCCCGTGCTTTTAACGATGCAAAGCCTAAATATCTAAGTGAACAGCAACCTGGTTATGTGTTTAATTTAGATGCACAGCATAACAATAGACAATTCGTAATTGTTTGTGAAGGGCCGTTTGATGCGATAAGTATTGACGGATGTGCGTTATTGGGCGCAGAAGTTAAAGATAGCCAAAATTGGCTACTCAAGCAATTAAATAAAGAAATTGTACTGGTTCCAGATAAAGATAAAGCTGGACTACTAACACTAGAACAAGCATTAGATTATGGATGGAGTGTCAGTATGCCAGATTGGCCTGATGATGTTAAAGATGTAAATGATGCAATTATAAAGTTAGGACGATTAGCTACACTATATAAAATAGCACAAGCAAAAGAAGCTAATCCCCTTAAAATACAATTGAAAGCTAAAAAATGGTTTAAGGAAACGCATGAAAAAACTAATTGAAATTTTACTGTGGCCGTTGCATAAATGGCAAGCTGAGAGAGCATTTAAGAAACGTTTAGAGGAACTACGGAAACGAGATCCGTTTATATACAAATGAAACCAATTAATATTAATTATGTTTGGAAAATTAACGACATAGACGTATACTATACTAACGAGACTAATGGCGGCGGCGAAGCATTTGCTGAAGATTATTGTAATATTGTTGATGGTCTATACGGTGATCGAGTATTTGAAAATGCTCTCGAATGGTGTTCAGGTCCAGGATTTATAGGTTATGCACTGCTAGCAACAGGACTATGTAATCGTATTACGTTTAATGATATCCATCAGCCTGCACTAGATATGGCAGAACTTACTAAATCAAAAAATACTTTATTCTCTGATAAAATTTCAATATACCAAGGGTCGACCTTAGAAAGTATACCCGAGTCTGAAAAATTTGATTTGGTAGTAGCAAATCCTCCACACTATCTATCTAAATATCTTGCATCGCAAAGTCTAGGGTTTGATAAATTAGGAATGCAGATAGGGCCACGTAATGCAGAAATACTAATAGACGAAAATTGGAAAGCTCACACAGATTTTTACAAACATATTAAAAAACGATTGGCACCCAATGGAATAATTTTAATACAAGAAAATCAAGCTGGGTCTGCAAAACGTGCCGGAAACTTTATGCATATGGTAGAAAATGCTGGGCTTAAAATAATTAGAGAAATTAGTTCTTTAAAGCACTATGATACAAACACAGCTATGCAGATATATTATATAGAGGTTACTCATAGATGATTTGCTGGGGAGTCAATGCACTAAATCATGGTAGTAGTATTGCTGTTTTTAAAGACGGCAACTATATTAACAATGTTATATCTGATAACGATGAAATATCGCCAGATATGTATAAAAACTTTCTAGAGTATCACGGAACTCCTGATAGAATTTTTTGGTATGAAAATCCATGGTTTAAGAAAGCAAGACAGCTATATGCAGGCCAATATACTACTGCAATAGATTTGTCAGTACTGCCCGCCCGCAAACTTAAAAAATGGGGGTTAGGGTATGCCAGCTTAACTTACACTAAACATCATGCTAGCCATGCGGCCGCAGGATATTATACAAGTCCGTTTAATCACTGTGCTATTGTTGTACTAGACGCTATCGGCGAGTTTGAATGTGCTACTATTTGGGAAGGTAAGCATGGCGAAATGACTAGAGTGTGGAGTAAAAGTTATCCACATAGTTTAGGATTGTTTTACAGTGCGTTCACAAAGATGCTAGGATTACAGCCTATTAGAGATGAATACATATTACAACAAATGGCCACACTGGGCGACCCTAGTAGATTTAGAAAAGACATAGATACTTACTTTAAAGGCGGCACGGTTGAGCTTGCCTACAATTTTCATAGAGGTGTACAGAATTGGGATATTGGAGGCTGGACAGTACCAGACCAGTGTAACCTTGCGGCCGCAGTTCAAGAGCGTTTTGAAATTGAAATTAGTAAAGTAATGCGTTTAGCTAAACGATTAACTAACGCAGATTGTTTAGTATATATGGGCGGATGTGCTATGAACAGTGCCGCTAACAAGAATGCAGTTGAACCCGTATTTAAATATCGTTGGAGTTTACCAAATCCTGGAGATCCGAGCAGTAGTATTGGTGCAGTTGCGTATCACACCAAACAACGTATATGGAGAAATGACTGGGCTCCAGTCAAACATATTGCGATTAACGTATAAAGAGTGTATAATAATTTATGAGTGAAAAACAAGAAAATAAAGCAAGACAGAACGTTGATTATGGATATGATATTCAGCGTGTATATTTAGAAATGATGCTGGCAGATGCAGGTACTTTTGTGCGTTGCCAAAGTATTTTTGATAGCAAACTATTTGATCGTCGTTTGCAAGAAGCGGCAGAATTCTTAACTGCGTATGTAAGTGATAATAATGTATTACCTACACCCGACATTATTAATGCGGCAACTGGTAGCACATTAAAGGCCGCAACTGATTTGCGTGAAGAACACTTTGAATGGCTAATGAATGACTTTGAAACATTTATTAGACATAAAGGTCTTGAGCGAGCTATTCTTGAAAGTGCTGACTTGTTGGAAAAAGGTGAGTACGGTCCAGTAGAAGAAAAGATTAAACAAGCAGTACAAGTTGGTTTACAACGTGACATGGGTACGGATTATTTTAAAGATCCCCGTGCTCGACTAATGGCTATTAAGGATAAAAATGGACAAATTTCGACAGGTTGGAAAAACGTTGATGACAAGTTATTTGGAGGATTTAACCGTGGTGAACTCAATATCTGGGCTGGCGGTAGCGGTGCTGGTAAATCCTTATTCTTGGCTAATCTTGGTGTCAATTATGCTCTCGCTGGACTTAATGTAATTTACTTAACATTAGAACTGAGTGAGGAACTAGTTAGTATGCGTGTAGATGCTATGGTAACCGGCATACCTACAAGAGAGATTTTCAAGAACATCGATGATGTTGAAATGAAAGTTAAAATGATTGGTAAGAAATCCGGGCAGTTACAAGTTAAGTATATGCCTAGCGGTAAAACAGCCAATGACATTCGTGCTTATTTGAAAGAGTATGAAATTAAAATGGGTCGTAAGGTTGACGTGCTATTAGTTGACTACATGGACTTGTTAATGCCACTAAGTAAAAAAATTAGTGCTGAAAACTTGTTCGTCAAGGACAAATATGTCTCCGAAGAACTGCGAAATTTAGCAGTGGAAAAGAACTGTGTGTTTGTAACGGCCGCACAGTTGAATCGTGGAGCAGTTGAAGAAGTAGAGTTTGACCATAGTCATATCTCGGGTGGATTAAGTAAGATTCAGACAGCGGATAATGTGTTTGGTATCTTTACTAGCAGGGCAATGCGTGAGCGTGGACGCTATCAAATTCAACTAATGAAAACACGTAGTAGCAGTGGTGTTGGTATGAAAATTGATTTGGATTTTAACGTGGATACTCTTAGAATTACAGACTGTTTAGAAGATGATACGCAAGTAGCTATGCGTAGTACTGGCAGTAGTTTTATTGACAGTTTAAAGCAAAAAACTACAGTAACTAGCGCAGAAGTACCTACAGATCCAAGCCAAGGCAAACCTATTGGCAAAGTAACTGCCCAAGTTGAAAGCAGTAAATTACGGGAACTTTTAAATAAAATTCCTGGAGATTCAGACGACTTTTAACTAAATATATTATGAACCAGAGCCGTGTTTTCGAATAAATACGTAAAGAGAGATTAAACTATGTCAACAACACCAAACATATTACGCAAGTATTTAGATATTTTAGAGGCAGAAACTGACTCTAAACCTGTAGCAGATATGCCAACTTCTGGCCCAAGCGATACTACTGATATGCCCAGTTCGGATAAAATTCAAATTGCTCCGCCAAAGGGTGAAGGATCAATCCAAGCTGTTATTTCAGCAGTTAAAGATTTTCAACAAGCAACTGGAGATTTGCCAGCAGATGGTATTTTGCGCCCAACTACATTAGCCAAATTGCTAAGTCAAAGCGGACGTATGGGCAGAGAAGAAGCAGAAAAATTAGCAAAGGGCGGCGAATCAAATAAAGAAGCTACTCCAATTGCTGAAAATATTGAAGCCGGAGATCGTCATCAGGTATTGCTACACAAAGCGGCCTTACATGAAGGTTATTCACAAGGTCTTCGCGGACATGAATGCATGTGCCCACATTCAGTTGGAACCGGCGAACACAGCTATCACTTACATGGACACGGTCTAGGAATAAAAGAATGTGGCGGTGTTTGGACAAAACCAATGCCGGGCGCAATGTAATTATACACAATTTAAAGAGCCACTTTTGAGTGGCTTTTTTTATGACCTCAACACTATGATTTTTAGGTAAATATAGTACTAGACAACAGGAATCGACATGGCTTCATTGATTAAGTTACGCAGAGATACCGCGGCCAATTGGACGCAAGTAAATCCAACATTAGCATCCGGAGAACCCGGATTAGAAACTGATACACGTAGAATAAAATACGGCGACGGGTCCACATCATGGAATACCTTGAACTATGCTGGCGCAAGCGGAACATCTACGGTTGATGTAGCATCTACATCCGTGTCAGGTACCGTTAAAGTAGACGGTGAAACTATTACTATTAATTCTGGTGTTATTAGTGCTAGACAGCTTGCGGGTGGTGGCACAGGAAGTGGTACAGTTGCAGTTGGTACAGCAGGATCCCTTGCTTACTATACTAATTCAACTAATGCAGTTGATGATGCGGCTGGATTAACTTGGGATAATGTTAATTCTATATTCTCAGTAGCAGGCACAACAGTATTACAACAAACTGTTGAAGCATTCAATACTAAAACTGCCGCTACAGGCATAATGACACACGATTTTTTAACGGGTGCCATTTGGTATCATTCTAATGTAACTTCAGGATTTACGGCCAATTTTACAAATATACCAACTGCAAACGGCAAAGTTATTGTAGTAACATTAATTATAGTGCAAGGAGCAACTGCCTATGTGCCAAGCGCAATACAAATTAACGGAGTAGCTCAAACAGTTAATTGGTTAAACACATCTGCTCCTGCTGGCAATGCTAGCAAAATAGATGTTATTTCATATACATTGTTAAGAGTTAATAGTAGCTGGATTGCTACTGGTAGCCTAAGCACATACGGATAATCATATGCCACGCATTGGTTCAATATCTGGCAGAAGTTTAGCAAACACCGCAACTAGAAGAACATTTGATGTATATTCTTTTACTGGGGCAAATATAAGTGCAAGTGCAACTGCATTACAGTTGGGCGGGCCTGGTCGTGTTGCTAATTCTAGTACATGGACATTTAACGGTAGTAATGTTACATTTGTAGGCACAGGACTTCCTTATCATAGTTATGGATCAGACGATACTGCCAGCGTGGCAGTAGTTCAAAATTATATTAAAACCTGGACATACCGAGGCGGCACTACTATTGAAGGTACAAACATAGCAACCGGCGTAGGACTAATTGGTATATGGTTAAATGGTGTAGCTATGTATAATCCAAGCGCACAAGGACTTGCGCCTAGCGGCCCTAATTTACTAGCACCAACTTGGGAATATAACGCGGCCAGTCAATCTGGAAGAGACTTAGGTTATACGTTTGGAGAAGATTTAGCTGGTGGACATGCGGCTCCTTCAGATCAATATCATTATCATGACGGTTCGTTTTTAAATGCCTGGCTATCCGGTGCGGGATATAAATCTGGAACATTTGGCCAAACAGGTGTTGCTGAAGCTACTGTAATTAAATATTTAATCAGCGGATTAACTCATCCAAGCGGTCATAGCAAGATATTAGGCATTAGTGCTGATGGTTATCCAGTATATGGACCTTTTGGATTTGTTAGAGCTGTTGATGCTTCTAGTGGTATCAAACGAATGGTCTCCGGTTATACTTTAAATTCTCCAACTACTCGAGAAGGCACGGAAGCAAGTAATATTACTGCATATCCAATGGGTATTTTTATCGAAGATTATAGTTTTACAGCTAGCGGTGATTTGGATCAACATAATGGAAGATTTTGTGTTACACCCGATTACCCTAACGGAACTTATGCATATTTTATAACATTAAACTCAGCGTTATCACCTGTGTATCCTTATATAATTGGCAACACATACTTTGGTCCGCCCGCATTATTGTAAATACTAAAAGGACAAGAAAATGTTACCAGCAAGAGCACTTAGATTAGAACGTTATGACGCAGTTTCATTAGAACGTCAGGCCTTTCTAAACGGCGAAATTTTTTATGATGGTTCAAACAATACACTAAGATTATTTGATGGTAAAACGGCAGGCGGTAGATCGCTAGCAACTCAATCGTGGACTACTACAAATTTTGCAAGTTTAACCGCGGTTACTACTAATAATGCAACAATAAATTCAGCTATCGCGCTCAAAGCACCTATAGCAAGCCCAACTTTTACAGGAACTGTAACCGGTACATTTAGCGGCAATGTAACTGGTAATGTAACTGGTAATGTAACTGGTAATGTAACTGGTAATGTAACTGGTAATGTAACTGGTAACTTAACAGGTACTGCATCAACTGCTACTTTAGCTACTTCTGCTAGTACCTCTGTTAAATTAACAAATGCAAGAACAATTAACGGAGTTAGTTTTGACGGTACTGGAAATATTATAGTTACCGCAGATGCAACCACATTATCTGGTACTGAATTAAATGCTACAGTAGTAACAAGCAGTATAACATCTACGGGTATATTAAATACATTAGAAGTTTCTGGCAATATACAAGCCAACTCTAATGTAGCAATAAGTACATTACCAACACTACCAATACACGCAACAAACAAGAAATACGTAGACGCAAGAGCATTAGCAATGTCTATCGCAATGAGCTAATCAAGGATTAAACTAAATGGCAAAGAAACAAATATCGACGTACAAGTATATACCTGGAGCAATTCCTCCAGCATATGGACAGTACCCTAAAGCTGTGGCATTGTTGACTGCAAACAGAACATTCTTAATAGAAGAAATTAGTGCATACATACAACAACAAGTAACTGCCAACGTTGCCAACTCTGGTAGCCCGTTTTACGGATATGTTTACGATTCAACACGCATTCTTAAATGCAAACGTGATGTTGGTTATTTGCTGGACGGTATTATTTACGATATGACCTACGGCGGCAATAGCGGTAGCTATCAAATTGCCAATCGTTATTATGTGCAAGGTGTGTTGCAAATTGTTAGCCCACAGGTAGAAGTAATTACACAAACTTGGTTGTTAGGTAAAATCACAACAAACATTTTAACCAATACCACCTATGTCAAAGTCAATACCAGTGCTAGTCAAACTGTCATTACCGGCAATGCAGGTGAAACTGGGTCTGCCGCACAAACCACTACCTTATTCAACATAACTATCAATGCTATTAACTCTGGATTAAGTTCTATACCAACACCAGTATTACCAAACACACAATCTAGTGGATTGATGCCAAAAACTGTAGCGTTGTTAGAAGCCAACAAACGATATATTCAAGAAGAAACAATTGCATACATCGCATACAATGCGACCAACAACATTGCTCCATACGCATTTTATACTTACAATGCAGAAAAATGTCGACGAGATGTTAGCTATGTGTTAGAAGGCTATATCACTGACTTAAAACACGGCGGCAACAGACAGACTATTTTTAATGCTACTTACTATTGGTTGAACGGTGTGCCACAAGTTGACGGCGATCGACTGCCTGAAGTATTTGCCCATACATTTATCAAAGGTCTAATTCAAAACTATATTTTAGCCGGCATTGCCTTTAGCAGTAGACAAACTGCCATAGCTCAAGTTGTTGATAGCGGCAATCCAGCTGAAGTATTTGGAAGTACAATTGTTGCACTAGTATCTGATATTGTTATTGATGTCATTAAAGTTGGGCTTGCACTTGTACCTACTAAACTTTCCAATCGTGGATCCGTTAAATTTCCAGGATTTTATAAACTCAAAGACATTTTATTAATTACCAACACTAGCCGTAATGTTATTTTATATAACTTTGCAGATCCTACATACAAGGCAGAAATAACATATACTGAAACTTATGATAGTGATTTTCCAGCGGCCTTGTATGGAAATGATCGTGTGACCACAATTACATTTGATGCCAACACTACAGATCATATGGTCACTGATAATATTCAAATATTTGTAGAAGGTGCCGAACAGATTGTTCGTTTGAATCGTATTGGTACGGACGCAATGGAGCGTATGAAAGTTGGTATTCCACAAAGCATGTTAGACGCTGACTTTGAATACGGACTACAACCAACCAAGTGGCAAGCACTTGCTATGATGCGTAACTATCCAGCTATCTATGAAATTCCAGGTAGTGACTTAGCAGTTATCAGTGTAACAACAGATGCTAGCTCAGGAACCGGCGGGTCAGGCGCAAGTTTAATAACGGTTACTACACAAAGCTCACATGGACTAAATCCTGGCGATGCTATCACAATTAAAGCTCTTGCTAATTCAGTATCAGGTTTTAGTCGTTCGGAAGGTAGTTTCTTGTTGGCCAGCGCCAGCGGTAATACCATGACTTATTACGCTAAATCTAAAGTAGGTACTAGTAACGGCCAACAACTATCCAGCACATATACACAATTACGTAAAGGTAACTTTTATACTGGTGCGGCAATTGGCAATCCTCAATTTTCAGTATTTTCTTCTGGTGTAGCTGGTACAATTACAACCAGTTTAATATCTGCATCAGGCACTGATACTATTGGTTTTACAGGCACTGTGCCACCGGTAGGTGCTCCATTAACAGGCACTGGCATTCCTAGCGGAGCACAGATTACAGCCGTTACTGGGCCAGGCGGCACAGCGGCCAGCACAACATTATCAGCTAATGCCGCAATTGGAGCTACTAGTTTTAATGTCACCAGTACAACAGGTATTAGTCAAGGTCTAGTGTTTGATCGTGGTGATGGACAGGCAGTATTGGTCACTGACGTTACTAGCAACACCATTACCATACAAAATCCTCTTACCAGCGCAATAGTAGGAACTAGTGCTAGCGTACTTGGAGTGACACAGACCAGCACTACTGGTTCAGGTACCGGAGGTATATTTACAATATCTCGTAGCGGATCAACCTATACCACAGTTGCTACTACACCAGGCACAGGCTATGTTGCTGGCAACACAATTACATTTGCAGGCAGTGGACTTGGCGGCAATAACACCAACAATGCCATAGCTACTGTGGGTGCGGCAAGTCCAGCAAGAACAGTATCTTCACTTGATTTTGCAACAGGCACGGGTGGCTCTGGATATGTTACCGCTACGGGAGTTCCAACCACTGTTACTGCGTTGGGTAGTGGTTCAACTGGCGCAGGTACAGGACTTACTGTTGATATCACAGCTAGTGGTGGCGCAGTTGATACATTTGCAGTTAATACTGTTGGTTCTGGATATTATGTAGGCGATACTATTACTGTACAGCTAAAAGCAGTAGCAACAGTCAACACCATTGTTCCAGGTAATGGATATACCACTGCTTCTGGTGTTACAACATCGGGCGGTTCTGGTACTGGATTAACTGTTGATATTACCGTTGTAAATGGCACTCCAGCTACGTTAACCCTTACAAACGCTGGTACAGGCTACTCTACTGCTTCTGGTGTTGTAACCTCAGGTGGTTCTGGTACTGGATTAACATTGAATATCACACAAACTGGCGGAATAATTGACACCGCAGTAATAAATGTAGCTGGTACTGGATATTTAAATAACGAGGTAATAACAATTACTGGCGGTGGCGGCAATGCTTCAGTAACAATAAATTCCGTAATTGATGGGAAAGTTAATAGTGTTACAGTCAATAATCCTGGCCGTGGATACAATATAAGTAATGTGATTACAGTGGTACAAGGCGCCAATACAAACAGCACATTTACTGTGGCAACGTTAACTGGTATAACTTCAACAGTTCAAATATTAGCAGTTAATCCAGGCGGCGTAATTCAATCAATCAGCGGCACCACAGGTACGCCAATTACTGCACCCACAAAGAATTTTATCAGCGCATTCACTATGAGTGATGTGACTACTAGTCAAATTGCCAGCGGCAATACCGGAATTACATACACAAGTATTGCAACTATTCAAGTAACGTTTGCTAGCAATCACGGATTTGTTCCGGGCAATACTATCACCGTTAGCATTACCAGCGCAGACACTGGTGCGCAGTTGGCCGCGGGCCCGTTCTTTGTTGAACAAGTTCCTGATCCAACTAGATTACGATACACAGCCCGTTCAGCAGGCACAATTAATAATACATTGACTGGAGTCATATATGGCCGACCAGACAGCTTCTTTGTACATAGACCATTTGACGGAGGTGTACAGTTAGGTACAGCAAGTCCAAGTCACGGTGCTACTGCAATTCGTATGAGTAAGAAATACATTCGTTACCAATCAGGTAAGGGCGTTATGTACAACACAGGTGCGTTGTTTGCTCCAAGTTATGACCTGCGTAGTCTAGTAGCGGCCGCAACAACAGTTGGTAGTATTATAACTATTACAACAGACGATACCGATCACGGCTTACAAGTTGGCGGCGTTGTTATTATCAGTGGTGTACAAACTTCGGGATTTAATGGCACATATACTGTGACTGATATCAGTACAGAGCGTGTGTTTAGAGTGCTTGCACAAACTACTCTAGGTAATACCAATGCCGTATTAAGTAGTCCATGTATCATGAGTGTTAAAAACTGGCATGGATCAACCATTCGTTCAGGTATATTTGATGACCAAAACGGTATGTTTTGGCAATATGACGGACAACGTATGGCTGTTGTCCGTCGCTCTAGTACTCAGCAACTTGCTGGTACTATCAGTATTCCAGCTAACAGTAATACAGTAACTGGCGATAACACCCGCTTTACACAACAATTAGCCGCAGGTGATCGTATTGTTATTCGCGGTATGACTCACATTGTAAGTGTTGTAACCAGCGATACAATTATATCAGTAA